CGGCGAGAAGGGCGCGCCCCATCATGTCGATCCACGCGCCCTCAGTCATTGCCTTTGCTCGCGCGTACATTTCCCGGAGTTGATCTTCCGTCAGGCGGTCGCCGGTTTGAACCGGGCGTGCGGCGTCCAGCGCGTGCGCGGCGCGGTATTTCGCGCCCGCGACGATGATTACGTGATTGACGAAGGTGCGCAGCGAATCCATCCGCGGATTGCCAAGCGCATACGGCTTGGCTGCGTCGCGAATCTCGTCGTCGGTCAGGTGGTACAGGTCGCTCGCGGCGCGGCACTGCGCGGACAGCAGTTCGATGATCTCTTGAATCGCGCGTTGCGGCTCGACGGTCATGGCGATTTCCATGAGGTTTTCATGCCGTGCGCGTTCGGTCGCATCGCTCCCCTTGTACGGGTAACGTGCGCCGATAATCAGCTTGACCATTGCCGCCCATCCATCGGGCAACTGGCGCGCGAGTTCCGGGCGCGCAGCAATGGATTCAGAGGAAAGCAGGCTGTTGAGGCCGTCATTGATGGCGGCGATTTCCTGTGCGGTCGGTTCGTAGTCGCCGGAGTTCTCGGCGAACAGGGTTCGGATATCGTCAGCTAGGCTCATGGTGCGTGGCGGATAGTGCGCGTGCGAGCGCACGATTTTATGGATTTCCTTATCGCTCAGTAGCGCGATCAGGCGTCGTTTTCTGGCTCAGTTCCGGCAATCGCGCGGTCGAGGTCGGCAAGCTCGCGCCGGGCCTTGTGCGCGCCCAACTGGCGCACGTTGATGGCGGCTGCGAGCGGCGTTAGCGCAATCATCAGGTCGAGACTTGGAGCCTCGCGCACGGCGCGCACGAGCGAGTTCAGTCGCGGGTTTTTCGTCGCGAGCAGCGTGTCGGTCATCATCTGCAACAGGTCCGCGGCGTGGATGCGGCCATCCGGCGCGGGCGTGCGCGGGCCGTCGATCATCACACCTTCGGCTTGCTGCACGGCGGCGCGTCGCGCATCGAGGTTCGAGGTCATGGCGTCGTTACTTGGATGCGGTCTTTTTGGCGGGCGCGCGGCGCTTGCGTGCCGGCTTGATGGGCTGCGTGTCGACCGTATCGGGCGAAGGCATCACGCCCGCGCCAGTCGAGCCGAAACCGCCCTCGCCTCGCGCCGTCTCGCTCAACTCCTCGACAACCTCAAACGTCGCGCGGTGAACCTGCACGAGTTCGGCCTGTGCGATGCGGTCGCCGTTGTCGACGACGAGTGCCGTCTTGCCGTCCGCGCGCAGCGCAACCATGACCTCGCCGCGGTAATCACTATCAATGAGGCCCGTCGAATTCGACAGGCGCACCGCGTACTTGAAGCCGTGGCCGCTGCGGCTATGCACCTTCAGGCCGTAGCCGGGCGGAATTTCGAACGCGAGGCCGGTGCGGAAAATCGCCGCTTCAGGGTCGGCCGGGTGCGGCTGCACATTCTGCGTGTCGATGGCGTGCAGGTCGAAACAGATTGCGCCGTCGGTCGCGTAGCGCGGAATGATGGCGTCGGGGTGCGTGCGTTTGATTTTGAGGGTGGTCATGCTGCTTGTTCCTTATTGGTAGAGGGTGGTTGCTTCGGTTCGATCCGCATTACGCGCATCAGGGTGTCGTCGCCTACGTCGGCGCAGTGGCGGCGAATCTCGTCGGCGCGCTTCTCGCGATACTGGCGGGTGACTTCGTCCTCGCACTGGGTAAGGAACGCTTTGCCCTCCGGCTCGGCGAGCCACGCGACAAAATGCTCGGCCGTCTCGTAGTCGTCGGTGGATAGTTCCGGCAGGCGTCTCAGGCCGGGATCGAGGAAACAGCGCAAGGCGCTGAAGTCGTCGGCGCTCGCCAGCGTGAATTCAAGCGCGCGCACGCCGTAGTTCAGCCATCGAACGCGCTTGTTGATGTTCGCCCACGCGCCGAGATAGGCGCGCGTGTCGGTCAGGCTGTGCTTGGCATCCTTCTGTGCCTCCCACAGAAAGCTGCGGCCCGCGTTCGTGCCGAGCCATTGCGCCATCGAGGCGCAGACCGTCGCGCGCCGCTGTGTGAGTGCGCCGGGTGCGCTGCTCAGGACCGTGCGCAGAAACCAGTTCTCCGTGTCGTCATCCCATGCGGAGGGCGCGGGCGCTTCATGCAGGGCCTTCCATGCGGCGATGAATACGTTCTCGCCGATGTGCCCCTCGCGCGGCGGTCGCATCGCATCGTGCTCGAACGGCATCAGCGCGAGCGTGTCGGTGTCGAGGTCGTCGATCATTGTTCGTCCCTCGCCGCAATCATTTCATCGGCACGAATCCATGCCTCGCGCGCCGATGCGGCTGCCGTGTAGCTGCCGCTCGCGATGATTCCGACGAGCGCCGCGGCTGCAAACATGTCGCGCAGCGTCGCGCCCGGAACAAAGCGCTCGCCGTCCTCTGTGCGAATCATCCGCGGGTGTATCGGCCCGCCTGTGGGCTTTTTCGCCATGTGTTATTGCCCTCCCCTTAGAAAAGCCGAAGTTGCGGGCCGCCCGGCTCGCACTCCAGCGGCGCGAGTGTGGGCGCGGCCTGCCCGTCATCGAAAAGCCGCCGCTGACCGATGGCCTCTAGCTCCTCTGCCGAAAACGCGTCGCCCGCCATGCAGCATTCGACGGCCTGATTGCGCCGCTCATGCATCGCGCCGCACTTCCGACATATGAACTTCCGCTGACCCGCCATCGTTCGATGCCTTGTTTCACTCTGGAATATCGAAATATTAATATCTCGTGCCGTTAAGCGCAATAGAAGAATCTATATTTAGGCGGGCAGGAAAACGAAGCGCCTATATCTCGCGCGCCGCCACATACCATCAGGCGCATGGATACGAAGATCACGACCGCTGACGCACAAGCGATGGTGTCGCACTGGCTGGCGACGCCAGTGAACGGCTATTTGGGTTCGGACTACGGCTCGAACATCAAAGACCTGCTGCAGTCGCCCTTGCGCACGGGCGGCGCGGACGCCGTGCTCACCAAGCTCAAAACCGACGTGCCGCTGCTCGCGGCCATGCCGCGCGGCTCGGTCAATCTTTATTCGCAAGACATGGGGCCGGACAAGCGCCGGTATTTCATCGACCTGTCCGGCGCGACAGTCGATATCGGAGGCAAGTAAATGTCGTACACGCGCGATGACTTCGTCACCGCCATTGCCGCGGAGGTATCGAACTACCCGGCCGCTGCGCTCGCCTATCAGGCGGGCGACCCGCGCCTGCTCGCCTCGCTCGATGCAATGGCGACCATGTTCGCGATGGTGTCGCAGCAAATCGACACGGAAAGCATGGAGCCGTTCATCAAGGCGCGCGACACGACCGTGCTCGCCGACGCCAGCATGAAAGGCATCCTGCCGTTCGCACGCCCGCCGCGCGTGGCCTTGTCGATCACCAACGGCGCGACGACCACGCTTAATATCGCCGTGGGCCGCCGCCTGATCGACCAGAACGGGCGCGTTTATGTGACCGAAACGCAGGCGGCCATCGCCGCGGGCGCTACGTCAATCGTCAACGCCAAGCAGGTCACCACGCGCACGCTCACGCATACGGTCGCGAATTCGACCGCCTTCTACGGCGTGCAGATTCCGCCCAACGATGACACTGAGCAGATCATCAGCGGCATTTACGTGACCATCGGCACGACGACCTACCCGTACACGCCGGAGTTTCAAAACCTCGCCGCGGGCGAAGCGGGCTATTCGCTCGAAACCGACGAGCAGCGCCGGCTGTGGGTGAAATTCGGATGGGCTAATACCGTCGGGGTTCAGCCCTCGAACGGCACCGTTATCAATTTCACCATCGAGGAGACATTCGGCGCGAACGTGCTCTCGTCGGGCGCGACCTTCACCTTTGAAACCTCGGCATCGAGCGAGGACCGGCAGGCAACACTAACGCTCTCGTCTGTGCTGTTCGCGGGCGCGGACCCGCTCGATATCGACACGCTGCGCGAGTATGCGAAGTATCCGAGCACCTACGATTCGAGCGCGGTGTATCTCGGCAACTTCGATTTTCTGATCCGCCGCACCCTCTTTCCGCTGCGCTTCCTGTCGGTCTGGAATGAGCAGGTCGAGGAGGCCGTGCGCGGCGCGAGCGTGGCGAACATCAACAAGCTGTTCATCGCGGTATTGAT